TTTCAAGGTTTATGGGATTGGAGTTTCTAAAAAAGAAAGAGGAGGTGGCAAAGGAAATCTATTCTACATTTAGTAAATCCAAAATTTCCAACCTTTATAATTCAGAACAACTCAAAACTGATATTGAAACATATCAAAACACAATCACCGAACTTAAAGATGAAATCAAAACATTAGAGGATGAGGTGAAAGAAATTGAAGATAATATTACAAAAGGTAAGAACTATCGGGATGATATGTTGAAGAAAAAACATTCTGACATTGATAAAGATATTGCCTTGTTGAACCCTGAAAAGACACAACAGGAGATTGATACAATTGAGTTTGATAAGAAGTCCTACATTAAAAAACTTTCTGAGTTACAAGTTGTTGAACCATCAGAATTTTACCACGAAGATAAACACGATGAGGTAAAGGAGCAATACAACAGTTTAAATAAGGAGATGATTCAAATTGAAACAAAGATTGAAGATATTGAAAAACTAAAATCTTCTGTTGAAGGTGGAATTAAATGTGAACATTGTGGTATTGAACTTATGAATGCTGCGATAACTAATGCAAAAATTGCAGAACTTGATGGTTATATTAGTCAAAAAGACAACATTTACGTATCAACGCAGGTTTTAACAGGCATAGAGCAAACGTTTGTAAGGTTGAAAAAAGAGTTTGATGAATATGAAAAAAACAAACTTATCAAAGAAAAATACGATTTAAGTATTGAAAGTTGTGACTTGAAAATTGAGGGGTTGAAAAACAAAATCAAACGTTGGGAAGAAGTCCAAGACAAGATTCAAACAAACGATAAGATTGATTCATTACTTATCAAAGCGGATTTGAAATTGGAAAGTTATGGGCAGATGTTAAAAGAAAAACAAAACAAGATATCAACAAACAATTTCAATATCAAAACAAACGAGGACAAGATTGAAAACAACAGATCTCTTATTGAAAAGATTTCAGAAGAGGAGGACAAAGACAAGATTTATAAAATGTATTTGGAATCTTATGGAAAAAATGGTGTCGGAAAAATGATTATGAAAAGTATGATGCCACTAATCAACTCAGAACTTCAAAGATTAATGGAAGATAGTTGTTACTTCAAACTTGAAATCAGAATCAACGATAAGAGTGAGGTTGAGTTTGTAATGGTTGATAACGGAACTGGTGTTGAGAAACTAATGGTGTCAGGTTCAGGTTATGAAAAGACAATCGCATCACTTGCTCTTCGTTCAGTATTAAGTAAGGTGTGTTCATTACCAAAACCAAATGTGGTTGTTTTTGATGAGGTGTTTGGAAAAATATCCAACGATAACTTGGAACTTGTGTCGGAATTCTTCATTAAGATTAAAGAATACTTTGAAAAGATATTTGTAATCACACATAATCCTATGGTTAGTCAGTGGGCGGATACTATTATTAAGATAAAGAAGGAAAATAATGTTTCAAAAGTTTTGGTGGATTAAGGAAATGTCAGTATATTTGTAATATCAAAATCAAAAATATGAAATATCTATTGTTTGTTTACAAATGTGAAGACACTGAAATGGAAGGTCACTCACTTAATAATTTAATTGCTGAAGAAATATCTAAAATTGTTACATCCAAAGAGGTAAAATATGTTTATGGGGAAAATCACGGTATTTTTCATTTCCACACAACCCTGAGTTTCGAAGAGTTAGATATTTATTTAAGACTAGTTATTGAAGATTCAGACCAATTTATGTATCTTATAACACCGTCAATGGGTAATTTCATGACTAACATGAATCAAAATCATTCTGAATATTTGAAAAATATTGAACCACCAAAAGACGATAAAAATATTTTCTTTGAGACTATTGATTCTGATTTTGTAGAGGATGAAGAAGATTATATCATAAATTTGAAACAAAATGAAGAATCAAATTTGACTATTGATGAAATTTTAGATAAGATTAGTGATTGTGGAATTGAATCTTTAACACTAACAGAAAGAAAAAAATTAGAAAATTACTCAAAATCTATATAATATGAAGGACAGAAACATCGGAGTACCCATTAACCAAGAAGAAATTCAACACTATCTTAAAGACATTCGTAAAATTAAGGTCATGACACCTGAAAGGGAGAAAGAACTTGCAAAAAAAATGAAGTCAGATACACTAACTAAATTTGAGAAAGATAGGGTAGAACAAGAACTATTGGTTGGAAATCTTAGATTTGTAATTACAGTTGCAAAACAATATCAAAATCAAGGTTTGGACTTATCTGACCTTATTGCTGAGGGTAATTTAGGTCTAATGAAAGCAATTAAAAACTTTGATTGGAATAAAGACTTAAGATTTATTTCTTATGCGGTATGGTGGGTTAAACAATCAATAATTCAGTCATTAAATGATAATGCAAGAACTATAAGACTCCCCGTTAATGTAGTTCAAGACTTACAAAGAGCAAAAAAAGAAGTCGAGCAAACAGGTAAAAAAATGAGTGATAAGTTATCAACTTTACCATCTATCATAGATTTAGATATGAAGATAAATGAAGATGGAGATACACTTATAGATATGATATCAAATCCTGATGCGGAGTCTCCTGATGCTATCTTTAACACCAAAGATATTCTCAAAGATAAGTTGGTATCATTGTTAAATGTGTTAGATGAAAGAGAAAAATCAATTATTGGTGATTATTTTGGTTTGACTGGAACACCAAGAACACTTGAAGACATTGGTTCTGATTTTGGTTTAACTAAAGAGAGAGTTAGACAAATCAAAGAAAAGGCTTTAAGAAGGCTTAGAAATGAATCTTCAGAACTATTTGATTATTTATAGTTTTGGGTCGAACCGAGATAACCCTTATAACTCGGCGGAATGAGGCACGAGGTTCTCAAGGTGAAATACCTCAATTGTATCTATATGGTACAATGAAACACTTAACCCCATCTTTTGGTGGGGTTTTTGATATTTATAAGAAATAAATTTGTTAGTTAACAAAAAAACACTATCTTTGTAAAACAAACAACAGTTCTTTATGTCAGAATACATTTAGAACAACCACAGTCAGAACACTGTGGTTTTTTTTATACAAAAATTTGTAATTGACCTTTACCAACATTGAAGTCAGATTTTTTCATCACTGTTACAATAATAAGATTCCATTTGGTTGATTCTAATTTTTCTGGTTGAACTACAACATTTAAATTATCGCCTCTTTCTCTTGAAACTATAAATCTTCTATTGTGTCTAATATAACCATCTATTATGTTATAAATTATTTGGTCGGTTGCGTTATTTAATAATTTAACAATATCGTAGTCACTTATTTTATTTTCAGAACCATGTCTCCATTTTCTTACTTGAGTATGACCATATTCGTCATGATATAAATTGAAATCAAATGTTATTTCTTTATTTATTTCATGAAATTTTTGTTCTTTCAGAATATTTTTTCTTATTATTTCTTCGAGTAGAGACATAATGATAAATATCATATATGTCCCTTTATTTTATTTTTTGATATTTATTGATTATAATTTACAATTATGAAAGAGAAATTTTTGCCTTGGTTTTTATTGTTTTGTGCTATTGGATTGTCGGGTACTGCGGCTTATTATAGTGTTGTTGGTTTATCTGTTGTTTTCATTGGGGTTGCGACTCCTGTGATTATTATGGGGTCATTTTTAGAGATATCTAAGATTGCAATAGCTACGTATCTTCACGACAAATGGAAAGAAACTTACGGGGCTTTAAAGATATATATGACAATTGCTCTTGTTACACTATCTTTAATAACTTCACTTGGTATTTACGGACTATTGAGTACAGGATTTCAAGGAAACATCGCAAAACTTGAAATTAATGAGAAAAAAATCAAAAACATTGAGGTTAAGAAAGAAAGATTCGTACAAATAAAAGATGAGTTGACAAAAGAAAAAACTATTTTGGATGGTGATATTACAAAGTTACGTGATGGATTGTCAACTAACACTACCACACAATCAGTTGACAGAAGAACAGGACAGGTTATAACAAGAGCAAATAATGCAAACAGAAAGTCATTTGAAAACCAACTCAAGGAAGCTCAAGTTAGAAGAGACGACATTTCAAAAAGAATTGATGGTATGAACGATAGTATCACTAAACTTGAAGTTCAGGTTTTGGATTTAGAATCGGTTGAAATATCGGGTAGTGAATTAGGTGCTATTAAGTATGTAAGTGAACTACTTGATTGGGATATCAAAAAAACCGCAAATTTATTTATTCTAATACTTATTTTTGTTTTCGACCCATTGGCAATTACTCTTGTAATCGCTACTAACCAAGCTTTTACATCAAAAAAGAAAAAGAACATTGAACAAGAAATTGAAGAAACAGAAATAGTATTTGACGTAGAAAAAATTGAACATATCGAGGAAACCAAACCTAAAAAAAGAGGTAGGAAGAAAAAAATAGAAACCCCCCAAGTTGAAGTGAAAAACAATGAAACAAGTGAAGAAACAATTGAAGAGATTGTTACTCAAATACCAAATGAAGAGTTGTTTACTGACATTGATTATTATTCAAAAGAGGAAGAGGAAAAAAAACCTAAAAGACTTATATATAAAAAGGAATGATAAATATTATTGATTTCGGAAATTTTGAAAGTGATTTAATTAATGAAAACAAGAAACAAATAATTTTGATACATAGCGGAAGGTATTCAAACGAATACCTTTTGTCTTTAAAAAACAGACATAATGGGAATTATAATAAGACACCGAATTATTTTATTTCAAGAAACGGTAAAATATTGAAACTATTAGAAGATAAAAATTATAGTAAATTTTTTTATAAAAATGAAATAAATAAAAATTCTATTATAGTATGTTTAGAAAATTTGGGATGGCTAGAAAAAATGTCGTTTAACAAGGGGTACAATAACTGGGTAGGTTATATTTATAATAGTAATGTATTTGAAAAAAAATGGAGAGATAGATTTTATTGGCATCCATACACAAAAGAACAAGTGGTGTTAACATCAAAATTGTGTGTTGAAATAGCAAAGAAAAACTCCATAAAATTAAATATGTTAGGACATAATACAAAGATAAATGGTGTTGAGAAATTTGAAGGTATTGTGACAAGAAGTAACTATCTAAGTGAAGTTACTGATTTGAGTCCGGCTTTTGATTTTGAACTATTTGAAAAATACTTGAAATATGAATAGACAAGAAGAAATAAAAAATTTACTGACAGCATCTAGAAATTTACTGAAAAAAGAATCTATTTCTGAAAATCATAAAATTTTGGACAAATATTATGGTATTTTAACTGAAGAAGATGAAGAAAAAATAGAACCAAATGTTAAAACAACAGGTGAAACACCTACTGATAGAAAATTCGAAAAAACAAAAACATATAGAATATCTGGAGGTTTAATGAGTATTAGTTCTAAAGATAAAAATGGATTACAATTAACAACTGATGATAAAACAGCGTTCCAAGAAACTATGGATGAATTTGTGTCAGAAGTATCAGATTTGGTCGATTTCAATAAATTAAATCTTTATGAGAGTAATGTTGAGTGGTCAGGTAAAATACAAAATTTGGACATTGAGTTCTTCTTTTCAATCGGAGAAACAAATGGAATGTACATTAATGGGGATATGATTCAAATCAACGATGAGTTCGTTGAATTTATAACCAAGTTAAGAACTTATTATGAAAAGTTTAAAGCTAAATGGGCAAAGGTAATCGCTAATAGAAAAAAAACTAAATAACATGATTAATTTTTTTAAAAAATATTATAGAGAAATTATACAAGTATTTTTATTGGTAATTGCTTGTTTTCTATTATTTGATAGACTTAGTCCTGTGGAAGATAGGAGTAAGCTAGTTGATTATAAATTAAATCAAATAGATATTAAGATAGGAGAACTGAAAGAAAAACAAAAAATACTTAATGACTCAATCAATTCTTATCAAAAAAGTATAGAAGTAATTGATACAAAACTTTCGGATTTGAAAGTAGAAAGAAAAACTATTAACAATTATTATGACGAAAAAAAGACAACCATTACACAGATGGATAAAAAACAAGTGGATAGCACTTTTAGAAAAAGATACAATTATTAATATGAAAAAGATTTTTACTTTATTTTTTATAATCATCACAACATTGTCTTTTGGGCAAGAAAGTTGTCAAAAAGAGGACTCAACAACGATGTGTTTTCCTGTTGAGGTTGGAAAACAAATTTTGTTGGATTTAAATGAACTTGATAGATTAAAAGAAGAAAAAAAATTATATAATACAGAAATAGAGTTGTTGAACACAAAAATCAACAAACAAGATACTATTATAAAATTACAAAATGATAAATTTAATGTTTGTGAAGAAATAGTTAAAGAAACTGAAAATAAAGTTACAATTCTGAAAGATGAAAATGAAGAACTACGTAAGGACATTAAAAAAGTGAGAAGAAAAAACACTATCATAGAAATCGTTTCAGGTTCAATTATAGCAGTATTAACAGGAGTAATTGCGTTTAAATAAAATGGGTGAAGATTGGAAATCACATATATCAAAATCTTTTAATGATGCGGTAAGAGATTATAGAGGTTGGGACGGAACATTTTCAGACCCAACTGAGCTTATTAATCAAAAGGTAGATTTATTGTCCAATATAAAAACAGAAAGTGAAGATATTGAAAAAGATGAAAATCAAAAAAAAGATTATATCAATTACTTAAAAAACAAAAACAACATCACAAAAATTTTAGATTTAATAAAAAATAAAAAATTATCAAACAACAAAATCAAAACGGAAATAAAAAAATTATTGAAAAATCCTGAAGATATAAATAATTTTTTACAAGCGGTTTTGGATAAAAGATTCTCAAAAAAAGAAACTAAAGAAGTCACTTCAACAGCATCTTCAGGATCATACGAACCATTATTTGGTGATATGAAAGAAGAAAAACTCAAAGGAGGTAAATCAGACAATAAAAACTTCACTGATTTAGTAAAAAAATATAAAAACAAATCAACCGAACAACTCAAATTACAATTTAACAAAGGTTTGAAAGTAGAGATGGAACATACTGAAAATAAAAATGTTGCAAAAGAAATTGTTTTAGACCATTTATTTGAAGACCCTAATTATTATACAAAATTAAAAAAAGTAGAGACTAAAGAAGCAACTTCCACAGCGTCTTCAGGATCATACGAAACGCCTAAAATGTGGGCAAAATCATTGAGTAAAAAAGATTGGGGTGGAAGACGAAAAACACAAATACCTGGAGGAAAATTCGTTCAGGTTAAAAAAAAATGTAAACGTTTTCCATATTGTAATCAAGGTGATATCAAGGCTCTTAATATTTTTGAAAATCAAACATTGAAAAATACAATAAAAAAAGTCAGTGAAAAATATGATATTCATGAGGATATTATAAAAGATATTATAGTGACTGAAATGAACAAATCATATTAAACTAATATTTATTAAATAAAATCCGAAATGAGAAATTTAAATAGAGTAATAAAAAATGTTTTGACTGAGAAACAACATAAAATGGAGTTTGAAGATAAACCCTCTTTTGACTATGTAGAAGAAAACGAAATGTTTTCACCTGAACCTATGTATGAAATTATGTTAGACGAAGGAGAAACCTGTGAACAATGTGGTGGTTCATCATTGAAAGAAGGTGAATGTACAGAGTGTGGATATATGAAAGAAGGTGAAGTATTTGAAAAACTTTACGGTAATCAATCTCGTTTGGATAGAAACAAAAATGGTAAATTAGACTCCGAAGATTTCAAAATGTTAAGAGGTAAAAAGAAAGAATCTAAAGAAGGAAATGCTTTTGGTTTAGCAGTTAGAAACGCAAAAAAACAAGGAAAAAAATCTTTTGAACTTGACGGTGAAGAATATCCTGTTAAAAATGAAGAAACAATTTATGAATTAGAAATAGATACTGATAACATTAACGAGATGGTATATGACATTTATAATGAAAATTTAGGTGTCAACATGAGATTAACGGAAGACCAAGTTCTAAATTTAATAGAAACACTGGTAGAACAAAAGTTGAAAAAGACAAGAGGATACGAAGAGTATGAAAAATCACATAGAAGGTCTGGAAAAGAAAATGATGATTATTTTAAGGAGGTTACTAAAAAAATGAAAGATTATATGAAAGATGGTTCTGAAGAATCTTTTACAATGGATGCTAAACATTTTCCAATGGGTAACGGTGAATTAAAAAAGATGGATAAAATGGCTTATGTCCCATCTGAAGCTGTTCAAGAGTACATAGATAACTTTACTGCAGCGGCATTAGAAAACTTAGACTTTAATGACGGAATAACACCAAATGAAGATTGGATGACAGATAACATTGAAGGTTCATCTAGAACGGGTAATAATCCTGAATGGGCAAATGCGGTTGAAACGCCAACAAACAAGAAAAGAAACAAAATAAGAAAAGATAATTTACTTGGTAAACTAAAAAGGAAGGCTTATAATAAATCCGTACAACCAGTGGTTTCAGATAAATCAGGTAATGAAACGGATAAAGCAAGTAAGATTATGATGAAACTTGAATCTACCGAAGATAAGAAAACAAAATATCTTAACGAAGAATTCGAGAGAATGAAAGACTTAATAGGGTATCGAAAAAATACTCAATAATTTACATAACCATAAAATGAATTATAATTATCCATAGATGTTGTCTATGGATAATTTTATTAATTACATTACTAAACCTGTGAATAAAGAAGAAATTGACATATGGTTTAGAATTAATAATATAATACCTGAAAAAATGGAATTATATTATGACTTTTCCTATTCCCTTTTTGATTTAATAAGAAAAACTTTTTTGGGTGATAATGATGATTCTGAAACCAAAGTTAGTATGTCAGAAGAAGATATAAAAAATCATTTTGACTGGTGTTGGAAAAAAACAATAGATAATTTTAAAAAAGAAGGATTAACATTTAGTGAAGAAGGAGACCATTATGTGTACTTTAATACATTCTTTATGGACATTTATTATTCACAACAAGACAAAAAAATAAAAAACTCAATAGGTGATTTTTTTAATGACATCTTTAACATTGAGAGAAACTTCACGAAATCAGATTTGGACATTATGTTAAGTATTTACAAGTCGTTAGACGATAATTTGTCCGTTTAATATTTACAACACATATCTTATTGGTATTTTTTTGTCAAATAAACATATCATTTAAAATAAAATGGAAACATTAGAAAAAATTAAAGTATTAACCGAACAATTAAGTGTTGATACAACAAAATTTTACAGTGGAAATAAAAGTGCTGGTACAAGAGCAAGGAAATCTGCTCAAGAATTAAAATCTTTATTACAACAATTAAGAGGGGAAATATTGGAATCCAAAAAGGCATAATATGAATAGTTTAGGGACAATATATTTGTTTATTTTTATATTTTCGATATTGTCTGTCGCTCGAATTGTAACAAGATTTATATTTTCCCTACTACAGACAAATCCAAAACCAATATTGTTTGATAGTAGGGAACTTATTTTTTATGGTTGTTTAGTTTCTTACATAATAACATATATAATACAAAATTAATAATGAGTTTATTTACTGAATTTAATATATTATTTCCATACTTACAGTCTGTTAGAAAATTAAAAAATTATCTAACTTTTGACGTAGAATTCCCAAATACATGGAAATTACCAAAAAAATATGTTGACGAAAAAAGCGTAATGGAGAACGAATCGTCAACAACTAATAATAGGTCGTTTACTTTTGTTACCGAATTCAAAGAAGTTAACGTTGAAAAACTAATATCGAATATAAAAAGTATTATTTCTTATAACAAAGAAAGGGAAGCAAAAGACAGACTATTCCAACAGAAAATAAATGAACTTAAAAACATTTTTGAAAAACAAAAGTTGGACGAATTACAAAGTTTAAAATTTGAGTTATTAACAGATAAATTAGATTTAGAAGACAATGAAGAAGAAACAGACAAAGTTGGAAACCCAGATTGATTGGTTAAAAAATGAAATAAAAAAAGATTCATTAGAAGTTGATTTAGAAAAGGAGGAATTCATCAACAGTATAAAAAAATTGAAGAAAGAGGATATCCTACCAAAAAAACAAAAAAAATTAACGCTATGGCAAAAGATGAAAAAAATATTGATGATATCTTGAATAAATTAGTATTATTAACAGAGGGAGCACAAGAATTATTTCCTGACGGTAAAAACATTATTCTTTTTGAGTTGTCACAAGAAGACTTCGGAATGGTACAAAAAAATTTTAGAGAGATTGATAGGGGTAAAATGAGGTTCAAGATAGATATCTCAGGATCTGAAGTTGTCTTTATAAATGAAAAAATATATGAGACAGAAGAGAAAACAATAGAGGAGGTTGTTGAAGAACCAAAAAAGAATATATTCAAGAGATTATTTCTTAAAATAAGTGGTAGAGGTTCTGTATAAAAAAGACTTTTCTATACCTTTTTCTTCTAACAAATCGTATAAATATTTTTTTTGAGTTTTTGACACATCATTAACAATCAAACAATCTATCCTTTTTTTATCAAACAAAAACTCTTGTAATATGGTTGAAAATCTCTCACAATCCTCACAAGTTTTTAGAGAAAACACTTCAACTTCATTATCATTTTGTACTATAATTTTATTATTAATTTTAGATATTAATTTGAGTCCATTACCGCGAAGAAACTTGTTTACAAAAAATTCAAAAGTTATTTTATTTTTTGATTTGTAATGGTAAATTAATTCTTCTTTTCTGTATTTAATAAGTTTAATTATTTTATATTCTGAATCCTCCAAATTTACCTGAAGTTGTCTTCCTAAATCATCTTTTATAAAAAAAGGTTGGAAATCCAGAGAGTTTTTTTCTAATAAACCTAATTCGTAGTCACAGATTTTACCGTTTTCAACTTTTACATCAAAAGTTATTGATAAATTCTCGTTTTGGTTTTTTTCAAAAAAAGATTTTGCTTTATCTAAAGTTACAAATTTGTTTAGAATCTTTTTTCTTTTTTTATTTTTAAATAGAACGATTAGATAATTCATAATTTTTTTACTATACTACCAATAATAAATAAAACGGTTATTAAATGAATACTGAAGATTATTATAGTGTTTTAGGCGTTACAGAGGACGCATCTCAAGAGGACATTAAGAAAGCTTATAGAAAATTAGCAAAAGAGTATCATCCAGATAAAGGAGGAGATGAAGACACGTTTAAAAAAATATCCGTAGCCTACGATGCCATAGGTGATGAGAGCAAAAGAAGACAATACGACATGGAAAGGAAAAATCCATTCGGAGATGCAAGGTTTGCAAATTTTAATGATATGTTCAGTATGTTTGGTAATCAATTTGGGAGGAATCAAAGACCAAACAAAGTCATAAGGTTTGAAGTCGATATTGTTGATTCATATTTGAACAATAAAGTAAAATTAACATATAAAAGAAAAGAAAAGTGTGACACTTGTAATGGTACTGGCGGTAGAAAAAATGTATGTAAACAATGTGGTGGACACGGTCAAATAATACAAACAATAGGAAGTGGTATGTTTGTACAAACTGTGGCAATGACTTGTCAACAGTGTGGTGGTTCGGGAGAAATAATATTAGATCCTTGTCATACTTGTAATGGAGCATCAACTAAAGAGGACTTCAAAACGTTAGAAATAAGAATACCTCATGGGGTAGAAGATGGTCAAATTGTTAGGTTACAATCAATGGGAGACTTTCACAATGGGGAATATGGTGATTTGTCTATGAAAATAGAATTAAAATCCACTCAAGGATTTGGTAAAATGGGGGAACACCTTCTTTATAATAAATTTTTCACGTTGGAAGATTTGAGTAAAGAAAGTTTTAGTGTACCACACCCAAATGGGGAATTATCTGTTAATTTCCCAAAGAATTTTGATACATCAAGACCCCTTAGAGTTAAAGGGAAAGGTTTCAAGTATAGTAATGTAATTGGGGACTTACTTATAAATCAATATATAAAGTATAATAGAGATTAGAAAATATCTTGAACTAATCTAACTGCTCCATATATTGCTAAAAAAAACATAATTGTACCCAAAACAACTAAAAATGTTTGAAGTTTTTCCTGTCCTTTATTACACTGTCTACAACCAGTAACTTGAGTTGCTTCTTTCTTTTGTTCTAACTGTTCCATATATAATAATTATATCAATTTAGTTATTACAAGTGAATTGATTTATCAACATAAATAAATTATATTTTATAAAAAAAAAGAATGTTATCTTACATTGGAGGAAAATCTAAAATTGGTAAATGGATAGTTCCATACTACCCGAAGGATATGGAAACATATCTTGAGACATTTGGAGGTATGTATTGGTGTTTCTTCAACATGAACCTGAAAGAATACCCAAATCTCAAAAAAGTTGTTTATAATGACTTTAACCCGTTGAATTACAATTTATTCAAATGTGTTCAGAACCCAACAGAATTATTAAAAGCAATTAATTCTATCGATTGTCAAAAACAGGGTGTCGAAAACACACCATCAATATACAAAGAACAGTTTTTAAGGTTTCAAGCTGAAATATTTAATGAGGGTTTCAGTGTAGACGCTTATGATTATGAGGTTGCGGCAAAATATGTGTACATTCTAACACAGGTATTTAGTGGGTCAAAACCAGAAACAAGTACATTCATTGATTTAAAAGGTAAATATAAATCAAAGTACCTTACGTTTAGGGACAAACTGTCCAAACCCGATTGGATTGAACATTTCATGAAAATTACAGATGTCGAAAATATGGATTTTGCGGACGTAATTAACAAGTACGACTCAGAATCCACATACATTTATTTAGATCCCCCATATTGGAAAACCGAAAACTACTATTCTAATCATGATTTTGATAGACAAGACCACGAAAGACTTGCAAATGTTCTACATGGTGTTAAAGGTAATTTTAGTCTATCATATTATGATTTTGAGTTACTTCACGAATGGTTTCCTGAAGATAAATATAGATGGGAGAGAAAGGAATTCGCAAAAGCCGCAGCAGCAAAAAAAGGTACAAAACAGAACATGGGTGAAGAACTTTTGATAATGAATTACTAATTCATAAGTTTTTAACCCCAAGAGATATTTATTTATAAAAATACGGAAATGGAGTTAGTAAATATTCTATCTAAAATAGTAAAAGAAACAAAACAAAAAAGAGGACACATCTTATTAGAATATCCAGAATCAACAGTTAAAAAATTGATAGGTAAATTCTCAGGAGACACCCAAGACTCAGCGGAAGAGATAACACAAATCATACAAGATTTTGAAAAATTCAAAGACTCATTACCAGGTAATGAAAGGGATATTTTCACTTATGATTATGAAAAACTAAAAAGTTTTGTAACAACCAAATTAGACGCTCAGAAAGCAAAGAAAACGTTCAATGAAGTGTACCAAAATTTTATTAAGAAAAATAAAGGTTCTGATAAAAATTTGGTTAAATTAAATTTGAAGAAATTTTTTGAATTGAAGGCTTTGGACAAAAGAAGATATGACAAAGATGTTTTGTCCATGACTTCTATGGAACTTAACGCTCTGATAAGAAGAGATTTTGAAAATGTGTTGAAAGACAAATTGACTGCTAAATTAGCAAAAGAAAATTCCGACGAAAACATTGAACAAATAGTTACAAGAGTTGAAAGGTATATAGCAAATTACCCATTAGTACCAATTAATACAAAACCTGCGGGAATGATGAATTTCCAAGAGTTTGAACACGTTGTTGATGCGTTACCAATTAAGGATGAATATAAGTTACCAGAAGTAGATACAAGTGATGTTGATATTGCTTATGAAGACGATGATGTGCTTATATTTGCTCCTGACCAAAAACATAAATGTATCAACATTCGTAAGAAATTTGCACCAGATAGAAGATGGTGTACGTCTTGGGAAGGTTCATCTAATTATTACTACAATTATAGATTAAGACAAAATTTAACACTTTATTATGTTATTAATAAAAACATGAAAGAAAGTGATGTGAATTACGCAGTAGTAATTTTGACTGACTATGATTACGGTAGTAAAGTAAGATTCAGATTAGCGGATGGAACAAACTCAGGAAGATATGCTGGGTCAACGGTTATACCTTGGAGTGAAGTAACAAGTAAAGTACCTAATCTGATAGGAAAAGAACAATATTTCAAACCAAATCCGTATTCATCAGAACAACAACAAATGATGATGACTTTTGAAAGAAAGAATATAGAGTCAGATGCGATTAAAGAATTAGGTTCAGAGGAAAATGCGGAACTATGGTTAGAACTAAGAAGTCCCGATTTAACTACAACTAGAAATGGTGAAGAAATTTATAGAAATTTCACACCATATTTAAGACACAAATATATAGGGTTAGATGGTAAACTTAACGGTCAAATGTTAAAAGATTCTGATGAAGAAAGTAAGGGTTACTATCTATCTAAAAAAAGAAAGGCATTATTGTTGACACCGATTGAAAATTTGAGTGAAGCGGATGTAACTTTAATTATGAGTAGAGAAATGGCACCATACCATAATTCACTTATGAAAAAATACGCAGAACAAATAGCTAAAAAGGATTTGGATATGGATTATCTACCAATTACTTTCCCAAATGATGCACACGCAAAATATGCAATGATGTTTGGTTTAGATAGTTTATTTGAAATATTACCGGAAGACACCAGATTTATAAATTTAGAAAATAAATCAGAAAAAGTAGAACCTTTTGATATCCCATCTAATATTGCAAGATTCAAAGGGTTAAAAACATTGGTTGCTGATAATGTTATTAAAAGTTTACCTGAATCTATTGGAGAGTGTAGTTTATTAAGTTTTATAAATTTAACAGATAATAAAGAATTAACTACGTTACCAAAGTCATTATCTAAATTATATTGCTTAACTTTCCTATCGGTATTGGGTTCTAGTGTGGACGTTGAAAATTTACCAAGAGAATTATACCAATATATGACACCAACAGAGGATTTCTTTATTGTTGATTTCCCTGAAGAATTGAGAAGTAAAAGACGTTGTGAGTAGTAAGTAATATACATAAAATGAAAAACGTAGACATAGAAATTTATATTTCAAACTTGATTAGTTTTTTTGAAAACAATCCTAACGATTTAATAAGTTTAATTGGGGATGTCCAAAAACAAGAATTCTATGAAAAACTAAGAGAAAAATCTGAAAAGAATTTTTCTGAAGGTAATGATTTTGTTTTAACAAGAAATCAAATTGTAGAAATAGTGGTGGAGTTAAAAATACCACAAATCAAAAATGAGAAAAAGTCTGAGATGGATAGAATCATACAAAAAACAAAATTTGGTGAAATAATTTTGAATTAAATTTGTTTTTTAGAAAAAAAGTTATAACTTTGTATTCTAATCAAAAAACATAAAACATATGATTTACACACCAGAAATTATCAAGTCCGTAGCTCCTTCAGTTTTCGCAACAAGTCCGTCTCCTAAAATGACAGATAAGTACTCATTTGTACCAACAGAACAAGTGTTGGAATTTTTTGACCGTGAAGGTTGGCAGGTTTCTTCTGTTAAACAAACAGGACGTGGTGTTCATTCTCTTCATGAAATTAAATTTCGTAACGGTGAATTACCTAAAGTTGGTGATACTGTTGTAGAAGCAATCATCCGAAACTCTCACAATGGAACAGCGGCATTTTCTTTAAGTGCAGGACTCTTCAGATTAGTTTGTTCAAACGGTCTTACCGTACCTACATCTGTGGCTGACAGATTTACAATGAGACACAATCACTTTACGTTTGACGAGGTAAAAGGTTTAGCAGAATCCTTCTCTAAAAAATTACCTATGATTAGTCAATCCGTTGGGAGAATGATGTCTCGTGAACTTTCAGATGATGAAAAAATCCGATTTGTACAACAATCCGCAAAAATCAGATTTAATGCTGAAAAGACATTCAATGACATGGAAGTTCTTGGATTGTTACAACCAAACAGAGTTGAAGATGAGGGTAATTCTTTGTGGCAAGTTTTCAATACAGTACAAGAAAAGTTTATTCGAGGTGGAGTTAGTGTTAACAACTCACGAGGTAAAAACACCAAAATGAGAAAAATTGATAACATCATTGCTCAAAACACAATCAACACTAAACTTTGGGAATTGGCCGAAACAGTAATTTAACAAACATGGGGGTGAAATACCCCCTTTTACATATGTCAAAAGTTTTCAAAATAGATGATTTATTTAAGAAAAATTTATCAAAAAAATTTGATAAAGTTTTTTGTGAATTGAAAGTTAGTAGTTATACTTCAATCAGTCCCGATTTTTTAATGACAAAAAATTATGATGTTGAATATTTGGACAGTATTGAAAATAATGGGACTTTAATTCATATGGAAGGAATATTTAGACACAGGTCTAATATTTATTTATATCTGTCAAAAGAGAATACTATGGAAGCTAGTTATCAATTAAAAATTTATTACGAGGTTGATAAGTTAGATGAAGTCAATTTTTTGGTAAAAAATTTAATTAAATTAGGATAGAACTATTAATTTTAAATTAAAATAAACTAATATTAATCATGAAAACATTTAAACAAGAGTTGAATAAATGGTTAGAAAATAGAGATACTGAAACTATTGAAGAAAATGTGAAAACATTTATTGGTGAGTTAAAAGATAAAATAAATGAAATTGAAAGTATTGAGAGGTATACAATCAACGGAGCTTATGACACTGGATATCATGACAAACTAAATAACAGAGGTATGAGGTCTAATTATTATTCAAGTACTTATGCGTTAGATGATCAATTAAAAAAAATAATGATAGGAATAAATGGAAATCAGTAGTATTGAATTGCAAGAAAAAATAAACGATGGTAAACGTATCATCGTTGAATTCTGGGCTGAATGGTGTGGTCCATGTAAGATGATGAAACCAAAATTTGAAAAGGTTGCCAACGAGAATAAATCTGAGGTTGAGATGTACACAATGAATGTTGACATGAATAGAGAAATTGCTATGTCAATGGGTATAAAAAGCATCCCAACAATTAAAGTTTTTAATAGTAGAGAAATTGTTGACACTAGAGTTGGGGTTTTATCAGAAACCCAAATAAATGATATGTTAAAAGAATTGATAAATGGATAAGATTGTTGTTTTGTTCACTATGAAAACCTGTCCATATTGTCAGGAACTAAAAGATATGTTAGTTAATGAGAATATAGAGTTTTTCGAAAGAGATATACACGAGTACGAACAAGAATATCAAATTTTTTCTGAAATTACTGGTAATGATTATGTACCGGCATTTATGACAATAGAAAATCCTGAAAGTGAATCTCCAGATACCCAATTATATGCACCCGAAAGAGACTTTGATGAGTTAGAAGAAGGTGTAAGTATAATAAAAGAATTTTATGACAACACAAAAAACCCCATTTAAAAATGGGGTTTTATTTTAAATAATAATTACGTGTTCTAATAAATCTTGTACTAAATAAGGTTTGATTTTATCTTGATGTGTTATATCATCAATTAAATTATAACCATGTATTTTTTCCCTAAAAGACTCTAAATCAAAATCAAAAACATCTAATATCAAAGATAGTATTTTTTCCTTTTCAAACCTTGAGTCACAATTAACATCAATCATAAATTCGTCTTCTTCATTTTTTTCTGTACTATATGTAAAAGAAACATTATCTACACCTAAAAGAGAATACATATGATTGAAAATATAATGTGAGTAATAGTATTTTAATCGGTCATACTCTAAACTATAACCGTAAGGAAACTCAGAGGATATTGATACATCTAATGTATTACTAATAACATCTTTATAAATGTCTTTATTGATTTCAAATTGAACAGTATCATCATTTTTTAATGATTTATTATAATCAATAATGTCGATAATATTCATGTAAGATATTTCAGATAGTTCTATTTCTTTTTTAAATTTTTCACAAAATTCGAACTTAATTACTTGAGTATCCAAAATTTCCTTACTTGTTGTGATTCCCCTTATCACAAAAAACTTTTCGAAGTCTGTAACTTGGATAATTGAATTTTCTTTCTTACCAATCTTTGATAAAATGAAGTCGGCAAATAAATTTACAACGCCCCTTCTTGTATTAACATCTAATTTTCTCATATCAAATTATTTTTAACAATTGATATGATTTTTATTTCAATAACTAAATAGTTGTTAGATGTAATGAGTGAATATCTCGTTTATTTGATTTTGAACTAATTCATAGTCAGGGTAATCAGGTATTCTAAAACTAATTTTTTCAAAAACCTCATCATCAAATAAAGCATCCATAATACCAGTAAATGAACCAAAATAATCAAGTGTCCAATTTGAACCTAAATTATTTTCTAAATAAACTTTTACATCGTAAGGAAAATCCTTTATTCTAATATAAGGAATATACATTGTTCTATCACGGACTTTAGTTTGTTCTTCTGATATTTTAGATGAGAAAAATTCTTGTAAACCATCCATTACCATATTATAACATTCATCACCATAAGCACCGTTATAAGCATTATTATGGATACTATACAACTCACCCTTCAAGTCAGATAAATCACCTTTTAGTAATTCATTCATCGCTTCCTCATCTTTAATCAAATTATATACATCTTCGTTTCTAATTTGAAAAAAGTCCTCCCTTCCTTGTTCACTCATTAATTCATGGAAAAAGTCAGAACCATACTCCTCAATACTTAAATCTTGGTTACCAATAGAGTCCATAATGTATTTAGCAAGATGTTGTAAATTAGTATCATCAAGTTCCTCAATCACATCTCTATATACATCATCAGTTGAGTCATAAAATGTATCATAAAAATCCGAATCTTCAAGTACTCTTCTTGCTACATCATTGGGACTTGTTTCTCTTCTATAATCTTTAAAAAATTTTGCAAGTTCATCTCTTCCATCTAAACGTAACCAATAACCATCACCCCTTTCAAAAACATCAGTAAGTAGATTATCACAGACGTATTTAAGACAAGATTTTGGGTCTTTATTTAACCACCATAACATAAATCTATTTTGTAACTCATCAGCCAAATGTCTGACATTTATATCTTCTAAAAAACCGTTTTGATGAAGGTAGTCCAATAAAGTTTCGTCTTCTTCAAACGCAGATGGAGGAATTTCGTAAATATCAACTTCATCTTGTAATCCTTTTTTGATTATAAGTTGTAGAAAATTCTTTGGATTATTAAATACTCGCATGACTTTATTATAGTCATCTCTATCTCCTTTAAACCACTCTATGTAATTAGTTAAATTTGCCATATCTTATAAATACAAAAAAAGGTGGAAAATTCCACCTTTAATTTTTCTTTGGCCAAAGGAAATTACTTTTTATTATAATACTTCTCAACAATCTTTTTTACTGATTCTTGAACAGATTGATTTTTAACTGCTTCCTGTTGAGGTCTCGCAGCCTGTTGAGGAGCATTTGTTTGTTGATTTCCTTTATTTTTACAACCACAACCCATAGCTTTTGTTTTTGTTGTTTATTTTATTTATATAAATATCACAACAAAACTATATTTGTAAATCTTTTGATATTTATTAAATGAGTATGAAAAAAATTGTAGTTTCAGAGGATCAGTTTAAAAGATTGGTTAATAACATTATAAATGAAGAAGAAGGTGTCGAAGAAGTTTATATTACACCTGATGAGTATTATACCCTTTTAAAACAAGTTGGAAATATGGCACACGCCATACCACACCTACCTAAATTCAGAGGAAAAAAATTAATCATAAAAGGTAGTTTAGACATAAGTGGAAATAAAAAAGTTACTAGTTTAGGAGATATCAAAATTGAGGGTAATGTAAATATTCAAGGAACAAGTATTAGAGATATTAAAAATTTAAATTACACAGGAAGATTTACATATTGGGACACACCTTTATATCAAAGAGAATTACAAATCAGACAACAAAAAAGAATTGCAGAAAACGAACAAAGAAGAGAAGACAAAGAGTGGGATTTAAGTAATACAGATGAAGAAGGTGAAATGGCAAATGCGGCATTTAATTATGCGGTAGAACTAGGGTTATTAAAGGCAAGAACAGAAGAAGAGGAAGAAGAATATCAAGAGTTAGAAAGAAGAATGGAAGAACTCAACGATAGAATGGAAGCAGAAGAAGATGAGGATTTACGTGATGAAATGAGTGATGAATATGACGAACTCGAAGAAAGACTTGATGAGTTGAAAAACACTGCGGATGTTTATGATTTATATCCAGAAGGTAGTCACTATTCTTTACATAGATTCATATCTTTAAGTCAAGATTTTGAAATAGCTGTTGGAACAGAATATGAAGCGGACGATTCAATGAGAGATTACTTCCAAGAGTGGGTTGATAGTCCTGAACACTACATTAATAGAGATTACGCTTCTCGTCATTTGGATGGTGATAGTATTGCTGACGAGTTCGAAGATATGATAAGAGGGTGGTATGAAGAAGATCCAAGTAATTACGGTGTTACAAGAAATTTAAGTTCAGATCAAGAAGAAGAAATATGGTTACTTGAAATGGAGAAGTGGGTTTATGAGAATGAAGGAATAAGAGCTCCAATTTCTGAACCAACAAGAGAGGAAGGTGATGTGTTTGATTTTGAAGATGATGAAGGTAATAGATTCCAATATAGAAATACAAGTTCAGATCCAGGAAGAAGTAGTTGGGTATTATATAAAGATGGACAAGTTGTTTCACCACACCAAATATATGAAGATGAAGATACACAAGAACACAAAGATGAACGTGAAAGTAGAATAAGTGATATTGAATACGAAATAGAAAGTATCAAAGATGATCCAGATGGTGAGTATAATGAAGATGAAATTGAAGATTTGATTGATGATAGACTTTATGATATTAGAAGAAACCCAGATGAGTTTTTAGATGAGTTAGGTTTAGAATATTTTGATTATATAGATAAAGATAAGTTATTAGATGCATTAATTAGTGATGACGATTATGGAAATGCTCTTAATGGATATGATGGTTCATATGATGAAACAATAATTAATGACAATTATTACATTGTAATGAGGATTGATTAATCTTTACAGAAAAAGACAAATTGGTTATTATTATGTCAGATGGCAAGAAAAAAGAAAATAGAATTTTTGATGAACACCGATTGGATGTTCGAAAAACCAATTGATAGAGAACACAAGGAATACAAATTACTTTCATACTTTCAAAAAATGGGAGATAAGTTAGATAAGATGGAACTTTATCCTGGTTTCATTGAATTATCACTTCATTTGGCAAACGTCCAAACCTTAATTAAAGATAAGAAAATCATATACACAGATAAGAAATTCTCATCCGTAGATGATGAATTATTAGTTAAGGATTTAAAAATCAGAGACGTTCCCGAAATGACAAATGAGGAGTATCAGGAGTTTGCAAAAATTCTAACATATTCAGCACCAAGAATGTATGAATACTTCAATATTGCAAAGTCAGTGTGGACAATAGTTTATGATAGTGTAACTATGAAGCCAAATAAAAGGGCGAAGGAAATATCATCAGACATTGGATATTTCTTTTTTTTAGATAAGAGTAATCTTTGTTATGTTTGGGAATTTTCCGTTAAACCAGCAAGTAAAAACTCACCCGAAAGTAAAACATTAGTTAATCTTATTTATTCTGGTGAAAAAAATACAACAATAACTAAACTCATTAATCAAAACTCAAATTGGAACAAAGGTAAAAAAAGTTTACCAGTGTTTGAGATGATTAGTAAAGGGGAATTTCCGATAGATGAAACCCTACTCCCTATTTTCAAAAGGAAATTAATTTCTTATATTAATTTCAAAAAACAAACAGAATTCAAAAACGAAGAAACAATTTCTTAATTATGGAAAAAAATGAAATGGTAAATCACCCCAATCATTATGGGGGAGAAACAAACCCATACGAAGCCATCAAGGTTATTGATGCTTGGAATTTAGGGTTTTCACTTGGTAATACTGTAAAGTACATCTCAAGAGCAGGAAAAAAAAATAAAGATAAAGAGTTAGAGGACCTTGAAAAAGCCTTGTGGTATTTAACTCACCACATAAATAATTTAAAAAATAATAAATGAAAATTGTAGTAACAGGAGGTTTAGGATTTATAGGATCCGCTTTTATAAATCATGTAATGGAAAATTATGAATGTGAGATACTTTGTGTTGATAAACTCACATATGCCGGAAATCAAAAAAATTTGAAACATAATGTATTATTTTTACATAAAGATATATGTGATATCACGGAAGATGATTTAGGTGAATACGATTATATTGTTCATTTTGCTGCGGAGTCTCATGTAGATAATTCCATTAAAAATGGGTTACCTTTTATAAAATCAAATGTTGAAGGAACTTTTAATTTACTTGAAGTATCAAGAAAAAATAAAAATATTAAAAAATTTATACATATATCTACCGATGAGGTGTACGGAGACATGGATGAACATTTTTCAATAAATCATGTTGCTGATGAAAATGAAAGCATCAAAACAAGTTCTTACTACTCAGCAACAAAGGCATCCTCTGATTTATTAGTTTTATCTGCAAATAGAACATATGGTTTACCCTATTTAATTACAAGAACTTGTAATAATTTCGGAGAACATCAATATGAAGAAAAGTTTTTACCAAAAATTGCTAAGTCTATTGAAAATGATATTGAAATCCCTGTATATGGTGACGGTAAACAAGTCAGAGAATGGATGTACGTATATGACAATGTTAGAGTTATTTGTGATTTGATGTTTGATGATAATGTTAAAAACACAGTATATAATATTGGGACTGGGTTTAGAGTCTCAAACATTGACATTGTCAAAAAAATATCAAATATTTTAGAAAAAGAAGTCAAAATTAAACACGTTGAAGATAGATTAGGTCATGATGTAAGATATGGTTTAAATTCCTCCAAAATGAGAACGTATTATATGGAAAAAAACGGTAAGTTACCTGAATTTTTAAATCTGTATAAATTTTTAGAAACACAGTATTCAAAACAAAAAGAAACACAACATTAATTTTTATGAACACACCAATAAAGTATTTTGGAGGAAAAGGAACAATGTTTAATAATATCATCAAGTATTTTCCTGAACAAGGAACGTTTAACACATACATTGAACCTTTTGGTGGTTCATTTTCAATAGGGTTAAAAAAACCAGAAACCGAAGTTGAAATATATAACGATTTAGAACAAAACGTTTATTCGTTGTATAAAGTATTGTCAGATAAAGAATTATTTGAAGAATTCAAGTTCAAGTGTGATTTGGTTCACTTCTCTGAGGATTTAAGAAAAGAATTTAAAGAAAAACTAAAAGAAGAACAATCAATTGTTGATAGAGCATTTTATTTCTTTTATGTGAACAGAACATCAAGAAATGGGATTGGTGGGATTACCCTCAACACCATTGTTAGAAGAAAAATGAGTAAGTCTACATCTGATTTCTTATCGGCAATAGACAGACTACCCGAACTCCACCAAAGACTATCAAAGGTTATTATTCTTAATAGAGATGGTATTGGACTAATAGAAAAATACAATCAAGAAAACATATTCATTTATTGTGACCCACCATACGTTCATTCAACAAGAACAGATACAAGATATAATGTTGATATGATTGATGAGCAACACGAAAAGTTTTTAGATGTTGTTATTAAATCAAAGTCTAAAATATTAATCAGTGGTTATGATTGTGAAATGTACGACAGATTAACTGAAAATGGTTTTGAAAAAATAAGTTTTGAAGTAAAAACCGTAGACGGAGCATTCAAAAAGAAAACAAAGGTTGAAACTCTTTGGAAAAATTACTAAACTTAACGTATGATAGAAACAGGAAAAATTATAAATGGGGATTGTATTGAGGTAATGAAAACATTACCCGAAGGTAGTGTGGATTTAGTTGTAACTAGTTGTCCTTATGGTGTTGGAATTGATTATGATGTTCACGATGATGATGTTGAATTTGAGGATTATAAAATTTTCAGTCGTGATTGGTTATTACAGGTGTATCGTGTATTAAAAGATGATGGTAGGATTGCTCTAAATATTCCATATGAAATCAACAGACAAAAAAAGGGGGGTAGAATTTTCTTTGTTTCAGAGATGTGGCAGATAATGAAAGAGATTGGTTTTGGGTTCTTCGGTATTGTTGATTTAGAGGAACAATCACCTCATCGTAGTAAGACAACTGCTTGGGGTTCTTGGATGAGTCCAAGTTCACCATATATTTATAATCCAAAGGAGTGTGTAATACTTGCATACAAAAAACACCACATTAAAAAGGTTAAAGGAGAACCTCAGTGGAAAGGGACACCTACTGAAATTGAACAGGAGGATGGAACCATAAAAAAGAAAGTTGTATATGAAGAACAAGATAAGAAGGAGTTTATGGAACTTGTTTTTGGTCAGTGGAATTACTTTGCAGATACTAAATCACTCACCAAGGCGACGTTTTCAATGGACATCCCAACGAAAGCAATTAAAATATTGTCCTACAAAAACGATGTAATATTAGACCCATTTGCAGGTAGTGGAACAACTTTGGTTGCTGCTGAAATATTAGGGAGAAGATGGTTAGGAATTGAGTTATCACCAAATTACACAGAAGTTGCAAAAACAAGAGTTGATTACTTCAAGACATTACAAGAAATAAAGGATGAGATTGTATAACATTTGTTTCTAATGTCATATTTATAGATATGGCAAAATTAATAAAAGAATCAGGTATTAGAGGTATTAATGATTTATCAAGAAGATACCCCAAAGCAAAAATATATTTTCATCAAGATTTAGATGGCGTTACCACCGCAATTGCAATGAAAGAATATTTGGAAGATAATGGTATCAATGTTGTTGATGCTGAAGTAATCCAATATGGAGATAAAGAATTTGCGGTAAAAAAACCTGATGCTAGAGGAGATGTGATGCCGGTATTGGTAGACTTTGCGCATGGTAAACCAATGTTTGTTATACACACAGACCATCATGATACACAAGCTGGTGTTGAGGCTGGTACATCAACATCATTTAAAAGTTCAAGGTCTAACGTTGAAACAATATCTCAATCAATTTCCCCAAGAGAGATTTTTCCTCAAAGTGATATAACGTTAATCTCAACTGTAGACTCTGCCGATTTTGCAAAATACAACATCAGTGTCGATGATGTTATGAGTTATATTTTCAAGTTGAATAGAAATTCTGATGTTAGTAGAAACAAAATGATGTTGGGTTTGGTAACAAATAAAATGTTATTAGCATTTAAAAACAAACCAAAATTTTTAGAAGAACTTGTTTTAGACTGTAAACCATCCCTCTTGAATATCTTACTTAAGATAAAATCAATAATGAAACGAGAAGGGTATGACGATGTTCTAAAAATGAAAGAACATCAAAAATCATACGTAGAAAAAATGAGTGATACCGAAAATGTAAAAGTGGACGGAAATATAATAATCCAATATGGTGGAGGATCTATGGTAAAGTCAGGTTCTTACGATAGGTACACACCGTTCAAAAACAACCCAAACGCAGATTTTTTAATTATAGCATGGCCGTTAGGTTTAGTTCAGGCTTCTTGTAATCCCTTCAAACAAGATAGAGCGTTGAAAGGAGTTGATTTAGGTCAGATAAAAAACGAAGTTTTGGACGAGATGAACATGGAACTAGAAAGTATAATCGTTCCTCTATCAACACTTAAAAGAATATCTGAAACCAAAACAGTATTTCAGTCAGTTGGATTCACATTTAAAGATTTTATGGCGATATATGGAGAAAGTCCCTCATTAAAAGTAATGTCAAACAGAAAAACATTGTTCCCAATATTGGATAACATTATGAATAGACCTTTTAAAACTCTTTCAGAAAAACAAAAAGCGCTTTTAGATAAAGTTACTTTAAATGGAAGGGATATTATTAACGCTAATTCAGGAGGTCACAAATGTATTACAAACATTTCTGGTATAAGTTTTCTTTATAGAAATGGTAAGGGTGGAAAATCTTATGTGGATTTAACAAAAGAAATACAAAGTAAATTTCACGAAATATTACAAAGTAAAATCAAAGGGTAAAATTTACAGTATCTCCTTCTTTTATTTTGTATTTGGAACAATCACCAGCAGGTATTTCTAAAACATAATTACCATTGGCGGTATATCTTTTACATTCCTCACTTCTACACGGTTCACAGTTTTCAAAAATTTTAGTAATGACATTATCGTTTATAAAAATAATATCTAAAGGTGTGATACAGTTTTTCATCCAAAAGTTGTGTTCACCATCATCCATTATAAAAAACATACCGTCAAAATTATTATCAAATTTCTTACCCATCATACCATTAGATATATCTTTTTGGGTTAGAACACACTTTACATCATATTTATTATTATTTACTATAACTTCCATAACTATAAATATTAAATAATGGGTGAATTTAAAAAATATTCAGGAATACTTGTAAAATATAAAAACAGAGGATTGTTTTGTAAAAGGTCAAAAACAAATACCTTACCTAACGAATGGTCAATTCCTTCAGGTCAAATAGAAGGTGATGAAACACCAAAACAAGCGGCAGTTCGAGAATTTTATGAAGAAACAGGTATAAAAATCAAAGAAAAGGATATAAAATTCGTTGATTTATTAAATATTTACAATACAACTAAAACAAATAAAAGAGGATTGATGTATATATTTTTACATGAATCCAGTAAAATTATTTTACCAAATTTAAAATTGGCAAAAGATGGTTTTGAACATGAAGAGTGTCAATATTTTGATGTAGAAGATGTTCCTTTCACAAAAAAAACAGAAGAAATGAAAAAAATTGTAAAAAAATATTTATAAAATTTGTTTTTTTACAAAATTGTTCATATTTATTTACACAAAACGACATTACACCCCTTTCAGTTAATGTAATGGTTTATCGACACTTAACCCACAAATTAAAAAAATTTTTTGTGGGTTTTTGTTTTTTATAAAAAAACTGTTTATATTTGTATCATGAACAAGACAGTATTTAACATCAGGATTTTAAACGAAGGTTTCGGTGAATTACTTAACGAAACATTTATGGACGAAGTACAATTCAAATTGTTTTTGAAGATGATTCATGGTTGTGTTGAATTGGGTGAGGATTTGACATTTTACAATGGGGATACATTTTTTATCAATGTCCCAAACAAAATTTTAAAGTCATCTGTAATAGTTACAAACACAAAAGAACTGAATTTAACTGAACAAGTTAAAAGTAAGATAGAAGCGCTAGTGACGAGATAGTGTTTCCTTGTTTAGAAAAACAAGGTGGTGGAAGACGATCCGTTAATGGACGACCCAAAAAAAAGAACCTGTAGTGGGTTCTTTTTTTTTTTGTTTATTAGAATTATTTTATTATCTTTGTGACATGGAAAAAGTATTATATATTGTAAGG